CAGTATTTGATTATTCACAAAATAATCAATTTCAGCTGAATATACCAATATTCCCATTAACACAATGGTTTGTGGTTAGTTGCAACGTCCCCGGTGTCACTATGGGCCAGGGCGTTGTACCTACTCCATTAATAGATGTTCCTTTAATGGGTGATAAGTTGACTTATGACCAATTCAATATGACGTTTTTGGTTGATGAAAAATTAAAGAACTATATAGAGTTGCACGATTGGCTAGTCAACATGGCCGCTCCTCAAAATCACGATCAGTTTGGTGCTAGAACCAGTGAGTATGTTATAAGTCCTAGTCAACCTACTAAATTTTATAGAAATGGTGAAGAAGTATCAGGCTCTACATCTGATAGAGATTTATATTGTGATATACAGTTAACCATTTTGAGTAGTAAAAATAATCCTGTTGCTATGATTACTATGCAAAATGCATTTCCTGTAACTTTAAGTGCATTAGATTATACCCAGCAAGATACAGACACCACTTATGTACAATGTAACGTATCATTTGCTTTTATGCTTTATACAATTAAAGCCGTATAAATAATCCTGAGAGAGTAGTTAAGATGATCGGATTATGTATGTAATCTTCTAACAATGTTTTGACGGAAGTATAGTTAAGGTATGTAGGCAAGGGTTGGTTATCCTCTGACTACTTTCTCACCTTATATTATGGAGTAAATTATGGATTTAAGTGAATTACAAAGTGAAGTGGATCGTGATATAAAGATTGATGATACTGAATTAGATATCGAAAGTATCCGTACACCACAATTACATAATAAGTATTTAAAATATTATACCAAGTATTCTTTACAGTTAAGAAAGGTGCGAGATGATTATAAGTTCTTGCACAGAGTGAAATGGGAGTACTATACAGGCAAGGCTGATCCTGATATCTATCAAGCAGAGCCTTTTGATTTGAAGATATTGAAATCTGATGTAGGTATTTATTTAGATGCAGATAAAGATTTGCAGGCGTTAGGTCAAAAAGAAGCCTACTTGGAGGTAGTAGTAAATTATCTTGAGAAAATATTAAGGGAGATTAATAATCGTAATTGGACTATTCGTAATACTATAGAATGGAAGAAGTTTATCCATGGTGAATGATGGGCGTTACCCTTACAAAGTTTAATGAAGTATATCTCCGTATCAAATGTGAACCGTCAGTTGCAAGAGAACTTTCGGAATTTTTTACCTTTGAAGTACCAAATGCTAAGTTTATGCCGTCGGTTAGAAATAGACTATGGGACGGCAAAATCAGATTATTTAGCCCTGGTACTGGTAAAATCTATCTGGGATTATTACCTTATGTCAGAAAATTTCTTGCGGAGCAAGGGCACAAAATTCAATACGACAGTTCTCTTATTCCTCCCCCAAAATTTGACAAAAAGATTACCGCCAAATTTGTACGGTCCCTTGAAAAAGGAAAGTTAAAAGTAAGAGATTATCAAATAGATGCAATACATACTGTTTTGGAATCAGGTAGAGGTCTTATCCTTTCTCCTACTGGTTCCGGTAAGTCATTTATTATATATGCTCTAGTACGATATTATCTTAAAACATTAAATGATAAGAAAATTCTTATTATTGTTCCTACTACTAATCTTGTAGAGCAAATGTATGGTGACTTTGCCGACTATGGATGGTTCCCCGACGAACACTGTCACAAACTCTATGCAGGATCAGATAAGAATACAACTAAAGAGGTAGTCATCTCCACATGGCAATCTATCTACAAATTAGATAAAAAATACTTCAGTCAATTTGGTGCAGTCTTTGTGGATGAATGTCATCTGGCGAAAGCCAAATCTCTTACTGGTATAATGACTAAGCTCCTTGACTGTCAATACCGTATTGGTACTACTGGTACGTTAGATGGTTCAGAAATTCACCAATTAGTTCTTGAAGGTTTATTTGCTAAACATAAAGAAGTTACTACAACAGCTAAATTGGTAAAGGAGAAATACCTATCTAATTTACATATACACTGTTTAGTATTAAGTCATGTTACTAAAAATAGACACCAAAGAAAATATCCAGAGGAGATGGATTATCTTTCAAAATCACCAGCAAGAAATAATTTTATTTGTAAATTAGCTCTTACACTAGATGGTAACACTTTAATATTAGCGCAGTATATAAAACAACTAGAAACTCTTAATCTAGCTTTAACAGACCACACTAAAGATCGAAAAATATTCTTTGTATATGGAGCAACTGAAGCCACTGAGCGAGATAAAATTAGAGGGATCGTAGAAGAAGAAAATGATGCTATTATTGTAGCCTCGTATGGTGTATTTTCTATGGGTATCAACATCAAAAGACTGCATAATATAATCTTTGCAAGCCCATATAAATCTCAAGTAAAAGTACTTCAATCTATAGGTCGTGGTTTACGCTTAACTAAAGATAAAACAGAATGTAATTTATTTGACATAGCAGATGATTTGTGTTATAATAATAAAAGTAATTATACACTTAAACATTTCGAGGAAAGGATTTTAATATATTCACAACAAGAATTCGATTATGAAATCATACCTGTGAAATTAAAATCATAAATAGTAATATGGAAAGTACAGCTTACACTTCAAAGAATCCATTTAAAGTTCTTAAAATGATGAATGGTGATGACGTTTTGTGTAAAGTCCTAGAAGAATATAAAGATGCTCTAGTAATAGAGTATCCCATGTCTGTTGTTAAGAATCAAATTATGGAATCTCCCGATCATATAGTGGAGCATACAGGCTTGCAACGCTGGATGAATTTTACACATGATAAGTCCTTTCTTATCTTGAAAGAAAAGATATTATCATTGGGTGATTTAGCACCTGAAGTGACCCTGTATTACAAACATATTTGCAAAAGAATCTCTTTTGAAGAATCCCATGAGCCTACTACTGAAGAAGAAGCCCAAATAAAGATGCAATCTAATATGGAAGAAATGGCTAAAGTAGTAGCTGCACATGAAGGGCTAGAAGAATCTGATCTTCCGGATACTATGTTTCCTCCGGATAAGTCTAAATTACATTAAAGCGGTACAACACCATTAATTATACATTGTTGTCAAGCAGATGTCAAGAGAAAATTGAAAATAAAATTAACAGGTGGGTTTGCAACCTATAGAGGGCGGTTAATGCTTGACAATATAATGAAAGTGTGATATTATATAAGTGTCTTAACAAAAAAGACATTTAATTATGAAGAAGTTTATATATTTGGCAGGACCTATTGCAGGTTGTACGGAAGAAGAAGCTACAGAATGGCGAGATGAGGTGATTAGTATGTTGCCTCATGGTATTGTAGGCATTTCTCCTTTACGATGTGAACCTTTGAAAGAAGGTATGACATATACAGAAGATGGTGCTACAGAAAAAATGTGGTCTGATCCTCGTGCGATTGCAACAAAGAACTGGCTTGATACGGAGTCGTGTGACTTGGTATTAGCGTATTTACCAAAAAAACTAAATGATAAACGGCCGTCATATGGTACAGTCATTGAAATTGGATGGGCTATTGGTTTGAGAAAACCATTGATAGTGGTGTCCGATGACAAGTACATGATGAATCATCCTCTTATCCAACATAACGCATCATGGCGTTTAGATAATTTGGAAGATGCTGTCGAAGTTATTATTGGTTTGTTTGGAGATTATGTGGGTCCAGTTTCATATTAAGTCCTCCGTAAGGAGAGCCCCATGGCTACAGAAAAGAAAAAGAAAGTACATTATGTAGATAATAAAAAATTTCTAGAAGCAATAGTAGAAAGAAAGGAACAGATAAAAGAAGCTGAGGGAGTGGGTGAATCCAAACCTCAGATTAGTAATTATTTAGGAGAATGTATTTTAAAGATTTCTAATCACTTGTCTTATCGTCCTAACTTTATTAACTATACTTATAAAGAAGAAATGATTTCTGATGGTATAGAGAACAGCCTTCAGTATATTGATAATTTTGATCCTGAAAAATCAAAGAACCCTTTTGCATATTTTACACAGATTATTTACTTTGCTTTTATTCGTAGAATAACAAAAGAAAAGAAGCAGCAGAAAATTAAGGATAGAATATTGAGAAGGTCTAATATACAGGATATGATTGCAGTACAGGCACACGATGATGAGTCTGATTATCAGACACAATATATTGAATTTTTGGATAAGTATTCTTTTGGAGGTGATGACGATGACGATAAAAAGAAGAAATGAGTTTATATTTTACAAATGAATGGTTTATCTTTGGTGGGGAGATAGATAAAAAGACCTGTAATAAAATAAAAAAACTTGCACAAGGTAAGTGGGAAGAATCAATTGTCGATACTTCAAAAGAAACTACAGAGGAAGAAAGAAAGACAGGCAAGAAGGGTGACTATAAACCAGATCCTAAAGTAAGAATAAGTGATGTATTTTGGACGACAGAGCAGTGGGTGTATGATTTGACGTTTCCTTAGATGTATGAAGCAAATAAGAAAGCCGGATGGAACTTGAATATGAAAGCAGCTGAGTCTATGCAGATAACACGTTATAAAAAAGGTGGGTTTTATGCATTTCATAAAGATGGAAATGCAGATCATTTATCAACTTATGATAATCCAGGCAATCCTTTTATGCATGGACACGTTAGAAAGATAAGTATGTCTATAATATTGAATGATAACTTTGAAGGTGGTGCATTTGAGTTTGCGTCTTATAATAAAGAAAAATGTAGTATTACACCTATAGAAGCAAAGGCCGGTGATATAATATTTTTTCCATCTGGTATGGAACATAGAGTTGCACCTGTGACAAAGGGTGTAAGATATTCATTAGTAAATTGGTTTGTTGGTCCTCCAGTTATATGAAGATAGCATTAATAACAGACACACATTTTGGAGGTAAGAATGATAATCTTTCCTTTGCGGCCTTCCAACGAAGATTCTACGAAGATACTTTTTTCCCAATACTTGATCGGGAAAAAATTACAACGGTATTTCATTTGGGGGACACTTTTGATCGGCGGAAGTATACTAATTTCTTATCTTTGAAGTTAGCTAAAGAGATGTTTTTTGAGCCTGTTATGGAACGTGAGCTCGACCTTCATGTCTTACTTGGTAATCATGACTGTTACTATAAAACAACCAATTCAGTCAACTCTATGTCGTTGACTTGTTCGGAATATAATTTTCATCTGTATGAAGATATTCCAGAGGTTGTAAACTTTGATGGTTTGAATATTTTAATGACTCCATGGATTGCACCAGATAAACACGCTGAATGTTTAAGAATAATATCTAAGGCAAAGGCTGATTTTGTTATGGGTCATCTACCATTACAGGGTGCAGAGATGTTAGATAATGTGTACTGTGATGATGGTATAGAAAGAAAACATTTCAAACGATTTGAACGTGTGTTTTCTGGACACTTTCATAAGCAACAAGATGATGGACACATTCGTTATCTTGGTGCTCCGTATGAGATAACTTGGAACGATTACAATAGTAAGAAAGGCTTTCATATTTTGGATACAGAAACTAGAGAGTTAGAATTTTATCAGAATCCAAATAGATTATTCAAAAAGATATTCTATGATGATGGACATACTTGTGATGAGATGGTGAATATGGACCTTTCTGACTATGAGAATTGTTATATAAAAGTGTTTGTTATCCAGAAAAATGATTTCTATACGTTTGACAGATTTATTGATAGATGTTATAATGAAGGAAACTTTTATGAGTTGAAAGTCGTAGAAGATTTTTCAGACCTAGATCCCAATTCAATTACAGATGATGTAGTGGAGGTGGGTGAAGATACTATGGCTCTTTTAGATAGATATGTGGAAGAGATTGATAGCCAAGCAATCAATAAGAATAAATTGAAACGATTGTTGAAAAATTTATATGTTGAGGCTAGTGAAGTTGAGTGATAAAAAATCTACTATAATTTCTATTACGGATATTATAGAACAAAAGGTTCGTAAACAAAAACAACTAGAAGAATATGAGGAACAATTATCTGATCTTCAACGAAAGAAATTTTGGTTAGAGAAAGAAATACAGATGGCTGAGTTTATTATTGATGCAGTAAAGAGTGAAATAACACCGCAGGCTTTTATAAAGGGTCTTATTCAGGCAGAATTAGATGATTAAATTTAATGCAGTAATATGGAAAAATTTTCTGTCTACAGGAAATACTCCTATAGAAATAATATTAAATAAATCTCCTTCTACACTTATCATAGGTGATAATGGTAGTGGTAAGTCTACTGTATTGGATGCAATGACGTTTGGTTTGTTTGGCAAGCCATTCAGACGCATCAAGAAAGATCAGTTGGTGAATAGTGTTAATGGTCGTGACTGTACAGTAGAAGTTTATTTTAATATAGGTAAAAGAAAGTATCTAGTCATTAGAGGTATCAAGCCAACTCGGTTTGAAATCTATATGGATGGGAAGTTGGTGAATCAAGATGCATCATCTAGGGATTATCAGAAATTATTAGAGAATAATATACTCAAGTTGAATCACAGATCATTTACTCAGGTAGTTATACTAGGTTCATCATCTTTTATTCCATTCATGCAGTTGACAGCGGCTGCACGCCGTGAGGTGGTGGAAGAGATTTTAGATATTAAGATATTTTCTATGATGAATGTATTATTGAAACAAAGAATAAAGGACAGCAAAGAACGATCTAGAGATATTGCATATGAGAATGAAATATTAGAACACAAGATACTTTTACAAGAAAATAAGATTTCAGAATCAAAAGAGAAAAGTAAAACATCTCTTAAAGCATTAGAAAAAAAGGTGAAGAAAAATGCTGATGATATGAAGAAGTTGGAAGGTGAAGTTGAATTATTAAAGTCTCTTATCACCGATTGGGTCTCAGATATTTTACCTAAACATCAAAAGTTAGTTGATGACAGGGGACAGTTGAAACAGATTGAATATAAGATGAGTGATAAATCATCGAAGGCAGAACAAGAGATTAAATTTTTTAAGGAAAATGATAATTGTCCAACGTGTGAACAACATATAGATGAGGAGTTTAAGAGTAAAGCTATAGAAGAACGCACAAATAAAATGGTAGTGAGTGCTTGTGGTCTTGTAGGTATAGATGAACAGTTGAAAGAAATGGATGCTCGAATGGACCTGTATGATAATATAGAAATGGATAAACGAGAGCATGAGGTTAATATTGCAAAGAAAAATACATCAGTAGAATCTATTATAAATTTTAATGAAGATGTACAGAGGCAGATAAATGATATACACACAGCCGGCTTATTTCTTGAGGAAGACAAGGCTCGGTTGCAGGAGTTCCGTGAAGATTCTAAAAGGATTGAAAAGGAGAAAGAAAAAATTGGAGATCGAGCCAACTATCTTAGCCTCGCAAAGCAGTTGCTTCAGGACTCGGGAATTAAAACCAAGATCATTAAGAAATATTTACCGATAATGAATAAGCTGATCAATAGTTATTTGAACCAGTTAGAGTTTCAGGTAAAGTTTGAATTGGATGAGCAGTTCAATGAAACTATAAAATCTCGATATAGAGATGAGTTTGCTTATGCAAATTTTAGTGAAGGTGAGAAGATGAGAATAGACTTGGCATTACTCTTTACATGGAGACAGATTGCCAGGATGAAGAACAGCACCAATACAAATTTATTGATACTAGATGAGATATTTGATAGTAGTTTAGATATGAATGGCACAGACGAGTTCTTAAAGATATTAAATACTTTGAGTAACGAGAATATATTTTTAATCAGTCATAAGTCAGACCTAAATATAGATAAGTTTGATAGTCTGATTAGATTTGAAAAGGTACAAAATTTTACAAGGGTAACAACATGAAAATAATTGATGATTTTTTACCACAGGAAGATTTAAAAGAGATTCAAAATACAATGTTGGGTCCTGATTTTGCTTGGTATTATA